AATTTGACAAAATCATGGGCGGCGGCGACGACGAAGACGAAATGGACATGGACAGCGACGACGAAGATGGCATGGACATGGGTGACGAAGAAGGCGACGAAGACGAAACTGAAGAAGGTTACGAAAACTTTGCATTCGAAGATGAAGACGAAGACGAAGAAGTCGACGAACATCAGAAGTCAGCGTCAGAAACAATGCGTGAGTATGTAGAAAAAGTCGGCAAAGGCGGCGGACTTGATCACAACGGCGAACTAAAGAGTGAAGCACCTGGTGCTAACACTAAGTCGTCAGTAGCAGGCAAGAATGACATGGGCGGCACTGCGTCGAACATTAATCAATCTGGTACCGAAGCAGGTGTTGAAGCAAACAAAGGTAACATTAAAGGCGCAGCTCTTAATGACCAAAACAAAAAAGAAGATTCGCATGGTAATGTAAATGTGCCAGGCGGTAAAGCAGCAAAATCTATGAAGCCAATGCCTAAGGGCCACGGAACTGAAAAGAAGGGCGCTGCTGAAACTGCTCCTGATAAGAAATCACTTATCGGTAGCAAGAAGTAAGGCGATCAATAGATGAACTTTTTACGAGAGACATTGACGATGGACCAAGCTAATTTGGTTGTTGAGTCTGCTGATAACGCAAAGGGCGGCAAGGATCTATACCTTAAAGGTATTTGTATCCAAGGTGGTGTGCGTAATGCAAACCAACGTGTGTACCCTGTGAATGAGATTGGCAGGGCTGTCAAAACTCTTAACGACCAAGTTACTGGAGGTTATTCAGTCCTCGGGGAAGTTGATCATCCAGATGGCCTTAATATAAACCTAGACCGAGTGTCTCATATGATCACAGAAATGTGGATGGATGGAGCAAACGGTTACGGTAAACTGAAGATACTACCGACACCAATGGGAAAACTAGTTTCAACAATGTTTGAAAGCGGAGTTAAGCTAGGAGTTTCATCACGCGGTAGTGGCAATGTTAAAGAGGACGGAAGCGGTGAGGTTTCAGATTTTGAGATCATCACCGTGGACGTCGTCGCACAACCAAGCGCTCCGGGTGCATACCCCACTCCGATTTATGAGCACTTAATGAACACTCGAGGTGGGTATCAGGCATATACACTAGCACAGGCAACTAAAGAAGACCCTAAGGCACAAAAGTATCTCAAAGAATCGTTGATCAACTTGATCAAGGGTCTCCAATGAAAGGAGAGAAAACATGTTGGATGCACTAAAAACTCTATTTGAAAACAATGTGGTTTCTGAAGAGATCAGAACTGATATTGAAGAAGCTTGGAACGCGAAAATTAAAGAAAATCGCTTACAAGCAACAGCAGAACTTCGCGAAGAATTTGCAAAAAAGTATGAACACGACAAGAGCACAATGGTTGAGGCCATTGAATCAATGCTTGAGGAACGCCTAACTGAAGAGATGGCAGAACTTAAGGATGATCGTAATCAACTTGCAGAAGCAAAAGCAAAGTATGCAGTAGCAATGCGTGAGAACGCAGCGCTTGTTAACAAGTTTATTACTAAGCAACTATCTGAAGAAATCAAGGACCTCCACGAGGACCAAAAATTGATGGCTCAAAATTTTGCTAAACTTGAAGAATTCATTATCGAGTCACTGGCTAAAGAAATCAATGAGTTTATGGAGGACAAACAGGACCTAGCAGAAACTAAGGTTCGCTTAATCCGCGAGGGTAAAGCACACTTCAACAAAGTCAAAAAGGCATTTGTTGAAAGAAGCGCAACGCTTGTTTCCGAAACTGTTTCAAAATCACTTAACCGTGAAATGACACAGCTTAAGGAAGACATCGAGCTTGCACGAAAGAACGACTTCGGTCGTAAAATATTTGAAGCGTTTGCTAACGAATATACTTCTAGTTACTTAAACGAGAAGTCAGAAACTGCACAACTACTTAAGGTTATTAACACCAAGAATAAGCAGATTGCAGAAGCAAAAACATTCGCTTCAAAAGCAAAATTACTCGCTGAAAGCGCAGCGAAAGAAAAGACACTATTAGTTGAAAGTCAAAGCCGCAAGGACACTATCAATGAACTAGTATCACCTCTTTCAAAGTCACAGCGCGAAATTATGACAGACTTACTGGAATCAGTTCAAACAGTGAAGCTTCGTGCTTCGTTTGACAGATACTTGCCATCCGTTCTAAACGAAGGTAAGAGCACTCCGGCCAAGCAAAAGGCACAACTAAATGAAGGCACATCTATCACAGGCAATCGCGAAAACACAAATAAAACCAGTAGTACAAGCAATGAGAACGTAGTTGATTTACGTAGACTTGCTGGATTGAAATAAGGAGATCATAATGTCAGAACTACTAGAAAGCCGCTGGCAGGAAACTAAGGGTGCTCTACTTGAAGGTCTACACGGAACTAAAAAA